CGGTAAATTGCCTGCAACATCATTTCACCGCTATCGGGGGTGAAGTCCGTATCATTGTGATCTTTCCACTTTTTACCAGTCATTCGCTCCCAATCTAATACCTCGCGGAGATTGGCAGGTTTATACTGAGCTATAATAGAATCCTCATGGTCGTTTACTTGATCTAGCCCCATTAATGCAAGAGAAGTTGCAATACACATGTCATCATGCTGGCCAGGGGCTGCCTCTACCTTGCCGCGAAGATTGTATTGGAGGCGGTTGGCTTCCGCCATAAAACGGTCGCATTTAACGTTTAGCCAGTCCCTAGTAACATATTCATACAGGCGGCTAATCATTACCGGCCTGGACTTGACGGTCGTTGTGTAGCCCACACGATCCTGCCACTTCTTGGTAATCGAATCGAAGCTAGTTGTCCGATACAGGAGCGGGTATCCAGCTTCCTGGGCATGCTCGACAATACTAAGCCCGTAACTATTTGACTCAATGACAAGCAGGGCATTGTACCTCCGGGCATGTAAGAGGACGTGCTTGGCAAATAGGCTAGGCGGTATTCTCTCGTAGAAAGAAGCCACCATTGTGATGTCCTTATGCTCTCGACGTGTGACATCTAGAATCATAAAGGCGCTGTAATCCCCTCCCGGGGAGCCCGAAGCTGTATCCACACCCATAATGTAAACACCGGCTTTCCTGGGGGGAAGGTACTCTTTAAAGCCGCTTTTAGCGTGAACTACCGGGTAGCTGTTCGGAAAGAACCTGGTTCCGGTCTGGATAAAGGCCATCTCCGCATCTGCGGGGTATTCCTGGTTAAAGATATTCCAGTTGTTGCCGCACTTCGTACGAAGCGTCCTCACCATCCAGTTAAACTGCTTAGGGCTCAGCTTGTTCTCGTAGCTGTATTCCAGTTCCTCTTCCGTTGGGTCCGTAAAATGAGGCTTCTCAGTGACATAATCACGATCCATCTGCCATCCCAGGAAGATCTTTCGGAAGCCGTTGTCTTTGGTCCACATTTCGTAGGCTTCATTTAGCCCGTTAGCGGTAGACTCCAGCACAATCAAAGAGTCATCGGTCGCTGTCCCAAACAGCGAAGCGATGGCTATCTGCATGTTTCCCCAGAAAGCATACTCGGAGGCGTGAATCCGCTGGTACGTGCCGCCACGGAAACTCTGTGTAGACGCAGAGCCCACCTTGATCCCGCTCCCTGTCACAAACTTGATTTCATTCTCGCGAGACCGCACGGTTTCCAGCTTAAGAAACTCCGGCAGGTTCTCATAGAATCTACGGTAGATCTCAAAGATCCGCTTAACGGCTTCATCCGTATGAGCAACAACAGCCACGCTCATGTGAGGATTAAACAAAGTGTCCCAAAAGAAATAAGCAGCAATACCAGTTGTGCTGCCTAGCTGCCTTGCCTTCAGCAGCATCATGTGCGGGTTCTCGGCGAAAGCGTTGATTATATCCCGCTGCGCCGGATTTATCCGGAGGGATTGTAGCCTGGAATCCTTGGTAACGATCTTCAGGTAGCGACTGGCAAAGTACTCAAAGTCATTCTTGCACTTGATTAGCTCGCTTCTGAGATCCATCAAGCCCACTCTTTCGATGCTCTAGCAGCAACTTTCTGCCGGGTTGCTACCTGGTTCATCAGATCCGCAATTTCCTTAAAGCTTTTCCCGGTTGCAATCATTCGCTTGAGATACTGCACAGAATCACGGTTCTTCCACGCGAAACTAGCGTCCTCTCCCCTGGGACCAGGAGTGCCGAGTAATTCCAACAAGTCATCGCGTGTTACAAATTCTTTGCCGAGTTCATCCCTGATGGCCATGATGCCGATGCGGACATGACCCGGAGAGTAAAGCGCCTCCTTGTCGGTCTTTTCGTGGTCGTGCCCTTCTTTTCCGGGTATAGCCCCAAGTTTTTTGAGGATGCCTACCTGCTCGTTCGCCAGGGATTTGCCAGCAACAGCCTCAAAACGCTCATCCCCATCGTGCTCCAGTTCATGCCTTAGCGTTCTCTTTATTACATCTTCGCCATACTGTTGTTTTGCGAGCGTGTCTAATCTGACAGATCGGCGGCCAGGGCGGGGGTTATAGGCCCCCTTTGGAGCGAAACCCCCCATATAGCTCAGCCTTACAGGGGTTGTTTCGATACCCCTCGAAACACGATCTAAAACCTCCTGGTCGTAATGGATTCCCTGGTCGGCTAATCTCTTTTCAAAGAGGGGGCTCTTGAGCCGATCCTGCATTTCCCTGATCTTTTCGGCTCTCGCCTGACCTAGATTACCCGGATCGTCGTACTCTCTATCAAATTCCTCATCGGTAAGTGGTTTTCCAACCGTCTTATGAAGGCGCATGAGTGACTTCTTCTCCCTTTGGCGCATAGGGGAAATATGAGAAGTATCCATCTTTGCAGGACCCATTTCCAGCTTAGATTTAGCGGCCCTAGAGCGCTGCTTGCGGCGCATTTCCCCGATGGTAACAGGCTTCTTCTTGGCCATTAGATGCCCAGAAGAGCAGAAGCGGCAGGGCCGAGAATAGAGGCCACCGTAACTACCGCAACGATGATCGTCGTATGGAAGTCCAGCTTGCGCTCCATGCGTTTCAATCGCGCATCCACGCCATCAAGGCGTGTGTGCGCTCGTACTATTTCAGTCTCAACTGTTTGCATTACTGGAACCCTTAACCCATTTCTGGTTATCCTTGTCCTTTGTCTTGCTAGGACTCCACTTTACCTTGTCTGCCCAATAAGCTGCGGAACTAGGACCCTTTGCAATATTCTTTGCATGCCTACTCTTAAAGGCTTTGCGCTGCCCGGCCGTTTGATTGGTCTTTACACCCTGCTGCCCGAAACGCTTTACGCCATCGCTCGTCATAACAACATGAGAACTTGTTGGATGGTTAGGTGTGCGTTTCGGCTTATTAAGACCTGAGAGACCAAGCTTTTTCATTGCAGCCTTCCTGCGCTCATCGCTCATACCTTTTCCCCGAGAATGGCGCTCAAGCCAGAGTAATGCTGACGCATCTCGCCGAGCCCGTCCTTCACCATAGCTTCCATGTCTTTAACCTCTTTTTCAAGGGAATCTAACTTAGCGCTTAGCTGCTGGAGCGTCTGGATCCGCTCCTCGTCGTACTTACGGACCACAGCGTCATAGCGATCGCGGACATCCGCTTCACGCTTATTGCACTCATCTGCCTGCTCTCTAAGCTGAGCCTGGAAGCTGTCTACCAGCTCCTCCTGGCGCTTCGTATTCTTTACGTAAAGCCAGAAGATGGCTCCCGAGGCTATCCCCAGCGCCCCGAAATCAAGAAGCGCTGAGGTTAGCTCAGGTGGCATTAGTCTTTGCGCTGTGCTCGAACATCCTGAACATCCTTGCGGATATCCTTACAGGCTTTAGCTAGCTCGCTGCAAGACTTACGCATGCGGCGACCGGCAGAATCATTCCCTTTCTGGAACTTATCCAGGTCACCCCGGAGTGCATCCAGGTTCCCCTGCATCTTCTCAATGGTGGAAATCATAATATTTAACATTAATACTTCTCCTCAATGCGTACTGCCTTCTTTTCGACGGTTTCGTCCATCCCTTGCAGTAATTCGTAAATTGCCGTGGTAGAACCCTTGGCTCGATCCTCAAGCCCCCAGCTCTTCCTGTCCATCATTTGAATGTTCCTCGCTACCTCGCTGCCTACCTTGATCGTTAGAAGCTGCCTGAATGGATCCTCGTGCGGATAAGCCAGTACCTTAGCCAGGGTTTCAGTCAGCAGGTCTTGTAAGACCTTGCTGGCTGCTCTGTGGCTCTGGATAACTCTTTCTACATCCGCTTCAGCTATCTGGGATAAGTTCTGAGCCTTCTGCTCGATACTCTGCCGAGCCTTCTGAAGAATCATGTCCGTCAGAACTTCCGGGTTCCTCTCCCATTCCTCCTTCTTCTTCCACCGATGGATCGTCCTGGCGCTCATCCCGTGCCTCTGAGCTAGAGCCTCGATGTTCGTCCCGCTCTCGTACTCCGCTCGGATGATCGCCATCACCTGCTCGTTCATCTTCCCCTTGGGGCCCTTCGGCATCCTCTGGGAGAGAGGTGCTAAGTCGGAGGGATCGTGCTGCGTCGCTTCCTTTATCGCCGCCTCGGAGGAGGTGGAGAGTAGGTTTGGCCGTCTTTGCGTCATGATTAAAACCTTTCTTACTTACATAGTCTCTAACTTCACGTCCCTGCTCCTCATCCATAATCATATGAGAATCCTGGAGCCACATCGTTAGGCACATCAGGAAATTCCTCAGAGTCTCTATGTCTTCTACCTCGGGCGCTATGAGCTGCATGTCATCGTGAAAGCGCTTAAGGCGCTTCACGAAGGCACGGTGCTTCTTGTTGAGGTTGGCATCCTTATGGTTCTTAGTGATGTCCAGGACTAGCTCTGACTCCCCCTGTGCCACCGTGTAAACGATGTACAGGTTCTGCTCTAGTGTTAGTGACGTCTTGTCCCTGACATCAGGGTGACAGCAGTCCAGGGATTGCTTCACTTGATTCATCAGTTCGGCAAACAATCCCTCAAGTAATTGGCTCCCCAAAACAGGGGTGCATCCTTCGCCATCAGAGTACTTCTTGCCCATTAGGTGTCCTTTAGGGGTTTTTTGTTACGCAGAAAATTGCACATACTGGGGGCGGAAGGCAAGGAGCAAAAGGAGGGGTGGGGGTCCATAGTCCTAGGGGTAAATCGTTTTTTATATGTGCTGGGGCTTTTGGGTAGGCATTAGCACAACACTGAAAGGAGCTAACATGTCTGAAATCTCTTTCGAAACCACTCACACTCCTACGGAGTCTATCGAGGCCATTATCCGGTCTCAGGGGACCGAGGCTAACGGTGGTAAAGTCAAGGTCATTCTTCGAGCGAGCTCGGCGAACAACCCTGTCTTCAACAACACTAACGGCTCACAGAGCGTCGGTGTTGGTCTTCCCAAGGTTGACAGCGATGGGCGCTTCAACCTTGAGGCTGCACGTATCAGCGGCACTGCGACCACTGGTACTCACAGGATCCCGGATGCGGCTGTCTCCGAGATCAATAGCCTGCCTCAGAATGAGGCTGGTTTCGTCTTCAAGAAAGACGGAAATCCTTACGTCATCAGAGTCTCCATCTGGAGCTCCAATGGCGTGGACCGGTTGCAGTTCGAGAACTAGCAACAGTACCCGGCAGGGCCTTAGGGCTCTGTCGGGTTCTTTGTTTTTTTATCCTTTATCTTGACTTACTATCATTAGCAGTGAGCCCTGCGGCGCATCAACCAACCAGTCTAAGAATAGCAGCAACCGGCTAGCGCCGGGCCTTCGGCGTGTCCTCCGGACTAGGGACCTAAAATTGGGGTGAGGATTTGTCCCTCAAAGAGTTCTACCACGAAAGGAGTGATCATGACGATCAATAGAACTAGAGAAGCTGCCCGGCAACGGGCACAACGTAGGAACCGTTCACGCAAGGCCAATAGGCTGGCTGTGAGGGCTAGTGAGAGCACTATGCAGGAATGGTTGGATGCGTCTTCGACAATCAGTGAAGAGGCCATTGCTGACATCGAGTTGATGTACAAGTGGTCCAACGGTCACTATGCAATATCTGTCCAGGACCTTGAAGGTCATATCAGACAGGAAGAGCAATCATGTGATGTCACTGCTGACCTAGATGTCGGTGGTAAATGCCGTTGGTGCACTACTCCAGTGACTAGCTACGACAAGACTACTGCCATGGAGTCTTATGTGCCGGTTCTGGATGGATGGAACATCGTCGAGTATCAGCATGTCGACAGGTCCAATGAGGAGAATGTGACTTCCTCTGGATTCTACAGTCAAGCCAAGAAGCAGTTCAGTATGGACAGCTTGATGGGCAATGGCTGGCGGCTCTTCTTCGCCACCAACTCGGGCTACCATCCCCATGCTCCGGCATGGATGTGGGCTGAGAGAACACCATCTAATGGTAACTGGTGGGTTGTCACTGAGACTCATACTCCACTCTGTGATCTACACAGGGAGAGTAAGATGATCAGCATGGTATCGGGTACAAGGCAGCTACCCGGTATCTCATAGAGACTAAGGTCAGGGGTTCGCCCCTGGCCTTGGTTTCTTTTTTGCCTGGGCAAGAGGATACCAAACCTAATAAGGCTTTAAGGCCTTATAGGTTATATCCATAACCGTCAACTATCATCGACAATGACTGTGCCCGCCCCCCCTCCGGGGGGCCGAGAACCCCTTCGTGAACCCCGGCCCCCCTGCGGGGGGGGAAGGCTGATTACTTAAAGGAGGAAAAGACAGAAGCCTTTGTTCAATCTCAAACCTACATGTCAGATTCACAAGGAGAATATGAAGACATGCTTAACGCAATTAGAATCTTTATCGCCAATATCAAGTACCTCTTCACCAATAACATGAACCTGCTTAGCGAAAGTCTCGATGTGCAGTCCAACTCTGTCTTGGGTCAACTCTCCGAAACCAATGAGCGGACCAGCGAACTGGAAGAGGTCCACCAGACCACAGCCGAGCGCCTCGATGCCCATGCTAAAAGCCTCGACGAACAGCTAGAAGCCCTCAAGATCCACGCTGATGGAATCACGAACAACGAAGATAATCTCAACAAAGCTGAAAAGCGAATCGGAAACCTGAAAAACAAAACAGAAGATCGTGTCAACTCCCTCAACTACCTCCTGAACAGCACCGCTCAGCGCATGAACGAGATCGGGGAAATCCAAGGCGAATTGGCCGACCGTATCAGCTACATCAATCAGCAAGTGGCTAGCACTGAACGCACCACAAAGGAGTTGGTCGACCGAAAGCAGCTCAACAAGATGAAACTGGAGATCCTCTCTTCCATCCAACGACTCCTCGAAGTCAAACAGTCCCAGGAACGCCCTGATCCCAACTTCAAGATGCAGCAAAAGATCCAGGCTGTTGAAGGCTGGGCCAACGCCATCAAGCACGACCACGAAATCCTCACCGGGCTCGCCATGGACCTATTCGAGATCTTTGGCAACTACGCCTACAAAGCTGAACCTAACGTCAACGAGATTGGAGACATGCTCCGTGACTAATCATTACTTACGAGACGACCGAGACGCCGAGATACTGGAACACGAGAAAGAGATGCAGGAAATGCTCAAGCAGGAAGAACAGGTTGAGATCGGTGTGACCAAAAACAAATACATCCCTGAGCAGTTCGAGATCAGGATGATGTCGCCGCACATCAAGTCATCCTCTGAGTCATACTACTTCGGCTTTCATTCTTTCGCACACGCTGATTCCCGCACTGTCGCCATCGACATGCACTACAAGGCTCTCAAACGCCTCACCGCAACCCTACTGCGTACCATCGCCAACAAGGAGAAGATGGATAACAAGACACCCTGGGGCGAAGAAATCCTCTCAATGATCGAACTATCACGATCCTTAGCCGATGAACTGGAGAAAAAGCATGGGTAGAATCAAGTCCATCATGCAGTCTGCACGGGAAGGGCACTCGAACAGCGCAATCACAGGCGACACCTCATCCTGGAAGGACCCTGACGCCGACCCAGTAGCTGTCACGAAGATTGCCAACAACGCACGCAAGCAGCAGGAAGGAGAAAAGCAATCGGATACGAAATAGCCCTAATGGCTTACTATGCAGAGATGCTATCTAACGTCTTGATCATTATCCTGATGATCATGGCACATAAAACACCTCAATGACTCGAAAGGTAAGAGGTTATGGAACTGTTTGATATTCCTGGTTATTTTAATTGTTTAGTTGTCGGCTTCCTTGTCGGCTTAACCCTTGGCGCATACGCAATGGACATCGCCAATGCTGAAGATGAAGAAGAGCAGAACGAAACTGTCACACCCACCAGTTATACTCTGCAAGTAAGGCACGGGCAAACTGTCTACACCTGCAACAACATGCCCATCAAGGAGAAGTCCTCATGAGTATTAGCGCACAAGTAGACACAGCATCTATCGACGTGTCCCTAGACATGCACCAGCTACGCACTGAGATTTCCGAAGTGCTTAGCGAAGAGTTCAATGAGCTAATGCAAACCACCTCGGTAGACGAGCACGTTCATATCAACAAAAGAATCGATGCACTTACAAAACGAGTCGACAACGCAGAACTTACGATCAAGAACCTGATCCAACGTGTCGCCGATCTCGAAAGCAAGGAAGAGCAAAGCACCGAGCCT